CTTGTCAGTCTTATTCTGGCGCAGTCGCAGTGACTCGCCGTCATAATCGCCCCAGGTGAAGTCTACCCAATCCCCTGGCCGCTGAACGCTTCCCACTCCAATTTCGAAGATCAGGCGCGCTTCTGCGCAACCTTCTGCCCTCATCAGGTCAACGGCCCAATCCGGCCAAGGAACGTGCTCTTTCTTCTTCGCCTTCGGAACGCGCAATGGCTCAATGTCTATGGCAGGGTTATCCAGTCGCCACCGCTTCCGTATTGCCAACTTCGACAGCATGGAAATTGCCGTCGGCAGATAGTTGGCAAACCGCACGCGATGCTTGTTTGCCTCCATTGCGTCGTAAATGTCTGCTTGGGTCAGTCGGGCAACATCGGCTTTGCCGATCTTCTCTTCGATGTAGGCAAAGCTCTTTTCAAGGTCGGCACGGTACCGCGGCGACAGGTCCGCCCATTTGTCAGTTTTCCGCATTGCCGCGATAAGCGCAGCCCAGGAGCGCTTCGCCTCAGCTTTCTTGCCCGTCAGTATCTCCCAATACTGTCTGTCAAAATCAGCCGTGCCAGCCTCAGCCGTGATGGGCCAATACGTTCCTTTGAGGCGAACATACCAGCGCCCGTTTGGGTGCTGCCAAAGGTATTTCTTTTTCACCACTGCACCTCTGCCATGCCTTCCGAAGCTTCACCGCGCCAGATTTTTACCAGTTGCTCCACGTCCCATCTGGCTAGACCACCGCGCACAATGGGAGCTGGCAAGTGCCCACCCTCCACCAGCGAACGAAACTCTGCGGGCTTCATGTCCAGCAGCTTCGCAGCATTTCGCTCGTTGGCAAAAAGAGGGGGGATCGCGTTCATAATTGCTCTCAAACAGTTCCGTTCAAGCGAACACGGACCAGCCCGGCAGCGTCCTGGGCATCCTCAGCAATTGCGCCGATGAGAGAATTGCCGCTTGCAGTTCCGGAAACCTGCCGGCTTGCAACAGACCAGTAAGCTTTCGCACCTTGAGAAAGGGCGCCATTTGCCTTGGGCAATTCAAAAACACCGGTTAGCTGCGCTTCGAATTGTTCACCCGTTTCGGCACTGGTGCAGGCCACACCAAAGAGTGCGCCTTGCAGCACGCCTTGCCCTGAGGCTACTGTCTCCGAGGCGGTGAACGTCAGGATGTTGCCAGGTTGCACGTAGTTTTTCATGTCAGACCCTTTCCAGATCTTATTCTCACCTTTCGCACCACGCCCCGTTCTTGGGCCGTGATTTTCGCTTCCAGATCAGCAATGGCGGAGGCAAGTTCTCGGTCGCTTCGGTATGTCATCGAACGGTCTTTGATGGTGTAGCTGCTGATTCCGTTCGCGCGGAGTTTCCGCAGCTTTTCCAGTTGAGCTTTCAAGCTTGCCAAGTCCGCCATCGTCGGTATCAAGCTCCGTCGTTTACGAGCCAGCTACGCCAGTCGAGGAACGCGGCGCCGAAGTCCAAGCGGATCTTGAATTCCATGCCGTCCACTTCGAAGCCAGCGCGTGTCTCGATCTGTGGCCCCTCCTCGCCCTGCAGATATGAGTATTCCAAGCCCTCAATCGTGGCGGAATCGGCCACCACATACCAGCGCTGAGCGCTGGATAGGCGCGCTTCAACAAGGAGCTGCAATTTTTGTGAAAACGGGTTCACATCGTCAACTTTGGAAGGCTGGATGGACGCCAGCAGCTTCTCGGCGGACGTTTCAAGTTCAGGCGGAACAACAAGGAATTTGGGCGTCACATTGATCCGCCGCCCCGAAAGACCTGTTTGCTTGCGCATGGCGAGACGGGCCAAGGACAGGTTGCCTTCATTCAAAACACCTGCGGTCGCGACATTGCCGTGATCCGCGTGGAAAAGCGGGTTGCCGTCATCCATATCCGGACCAGCGCCCGAATTGCCCTCCAGGAGGTCGACCAAGAATTGTGCTTCAAATTCGCTGGCTGCCATCCCCAGCTTGGAGGCTGGATCGGTGAGCGCGCCGATATCGTCATTGATCAGCGCTTGGCGGGTAAAGCCGACGATGCGCCCGAATGTGTCGATTGCATAGCTTTCCTTTGCCTCCGCCATCGCACCAGACTTGAACTCGCCAGCCTCATTGACCTTTTCCAGTGTCGGCCCTTCACCAAGCTGAATTTTCGTTTTTCGGCGGAAATCGCGCGCGGTCGAGCGCTTCGCAGCCGTTTTCAGCGTTGCGGGCGCGGCTTGATAGGACGCCATCAAGGACCGGTTCACGGTATCAGCGAAAATCAGGGGATAGTCGCTTGTTGATTGCAGGGCGCGCGTGATCAGCGCCGAGGCGCTGGCGCCAGAAACAGTTTGCCCCGCGCGGGTCAGGCAATCCCGAGCCACGTCGAGCGTGGTCATGCCGTAAAACTCCCGTGCCCGTTCACCAAGCTGGTGCGCAGGGTTCGAGCGCGCATACATCGCTTCACCGATGCTGCTAACCAGTTCTTGCTGGCTCTCAACCGGGCGCACGTTGGAGACACGGGTTTGCACGGTGCCAGTTTGCCGTTGCTGCAACTCCTCCAAGGCGGCAGCGCGGGCTTGATCCGTAGTAGCGCCCCGGTCAATCAGATTATCAACAAACGACTGCGGCAGCTCAAATGTCTGGGCGATCGAGCGAATTTCCGCGTTGACATTCGCGCGCGTCAGAACGGCATTGCTGTTTCCCGTTTCTTGGGATTGGGACTGGTCTGCCCCTGTGGTGCTGTCAGGCATGTGCCCGCTCCTTATGGTGGATGCGGCGTCGGCTGGCACCGCAACAAGTGAAGCCTCAACAAGCGCCCATTTCGTGGCGACACGCACCCGTTGACCTGTCTCAGGGTCCGCCTCTTCGCGATAACGCTCGATGGTGTAACCGATTGACACCCCGCGAATAATACCGTCCTCGATATCGTCGAGAATGGCGCTGTGCCGGGATGAAATCTTGATGGTGCCGATCAGGGCACCCTTATCGATCCGAACATGTTGAAGCCGCCCAAGAATCCGGTCCAGGGCGTCCTGGCGATGGCTGTCCAGAACCGGCGCACCCTCTGCCCGTGTCAAATCAATGGCACTGGCGTCCAAGCTCAATCGCTCGATGTACTCGCCATCGAGACCGAAGCGGGCAACGTCCGCACCCGTCGAAAGGACGGCTTCAACTGTCCGCGCTTCGCGGTCCAGGGTTGCCGGGGCGCGGTGCTCTGAGCGTGTTTGAAGATCAAGCGGCATTATCAGGCACCTCAATTTTCAGGCGGCGGGCACGAGCGGAATCCGCCGCGATTTCCGCGTCGATTTCTTCGGCGTCGTATCCGCGCTCAGCGATGATTTCCGACCGGGACCGAAGGTTTGCATCCATTTCCAGAATTGCAGCGCGGGCATCTTTGAGGGGGTCCACCCACGGCCACGAAGGCGGCAGCCATTTTGCAGACTGCAAGCCGCTGCTCGGGTTTTGGAATGCGCGCGCTGCGACTTTTCCTTGAAGTACTTGCCAGCGTATAAACCGCGTCCAAACCGGGCGGCATAGCTGATGCACGATCACATGATGCTGGACGGTTTCGCAGAACCGGCGGAACTCCAAAAACGCGGCGCGCGCCGAAGAGTAATTCACCTGCGAGAAATCGCCGGTCAACTGCTCGAATGTGACACCAATTCCGGCAGCCATCGCCCGCAACTGCGCATTTGCAAGGGACTGCGCATCGCCACTGTCTGGCAGGTTCGGGAACTCGATCCGCTTGCCGCCTGGCATCATCAGTAGCGACCCCGGTTCCATACCAGCGTCCAGTGTATCGCCGTCGCGTTCGCCGCCATAGCCAGCTTCACCGGCTTGATCGTAAATGAAGCCGGTATGCAGCGCGCTCACCTTTGCGCGCACAAGCAATGCGTCAAAGAGCTGGTCTAATTCATGCCCAGTCAGAAGGATCGGAGCGTACCAGCTAAGACCGCGAACTTGTCCGGGGGCCAAGGGTCTGAACATGTGAATTACATCGGCAGCCGGGAGGCGTCTTACAGGACGAGAAGACAGCCCCCCGGCTGCCGACGCTTCACTCTGTGCTCCAGAGCGAAGCCAGTAGGCCACCGGACTTGCGGTGACTTGATCGAATTCCACCCCTTGAACCACATAGCGGCTATCGGAGACGCGGCCATTCTTGCCCCGGTCAAGCTGATCCGGGTGCAACTGCCGGATACGCGGCATGCCGTCCGCAGCAGTCTCGATAACGGCAAGCGCCTCGCCCAGCACCACCATGTCACGCACAAGGCGCCATTCCAGAGCATAGAAATCGCCCAAATTGGCCGCGTCAGCGTGATCGGTCCAAATGTCAAAATCGCGATGCAGGGACTGCCTCAGCTCTGCCGATGTTGCGCGGCATTTCGGCCGGATCCCCGTCCCGGTAAGATTATCAGGGAGCACCTGGGCAATTCGCGCCCCATGCGGATTATTGAGTGAGAAGCTCGCAGCGCGGGCCGCGACCAGTTGGGCGCCCGCCTTTATGTCCGCCGCCTGATCTGCCTTCGCGGCACGGCCTGCCCAGCGATAACCACCCGAAGCCGCTTCAAGAGAGCGCTTGCTTTGCGTCTTAGCTGGACGTTTAAAAATGCGGGCGAAAGGCGACGGCATGAGGGTTATCCCTCCCCGCGCTTTAAGCGGCTTCGAATGTCCTCACGTACATATTCCTGCACGACAGCCGGGAGAGTTTCGAAGAACAGCCGGTAGTCAAGGATGCGGGCATTGCTCGCACGCATTTCGCCCAGCTCGTAATAATCAGAAAATGGAAAAACGTGATACTTGCCGTCCCACTCTTCGCGTTCCGACGCAGTGTCGGCGGCGTGCGCTTCGTACATACTATGACGGAAATCACGAGCAAAATCACCGCCTCGGGCAACAATGCAGCCGATCAGCTTTTTTGTGTCGCCTCCCATGTACCAGACACCGGAAGCCATTTGTTTGACTTGGTGCAGCAGGCCGAAAGAAATTTCTTTCGCTTCCTCTAGGCTAGCCCCGTTGTCCATCAAATTGCGAACCATCGCCAAAAACAGGATGCCGGTCACGGTGAAGCGGCGATGGCCACCCGCCGTATGCTTAACGTGCCCATGCGGATCGAAGTCGTACCATCTCCGCTGCGTTTCTTTCGGGACGCCGGTGAGTTTCTCCGCCTCCGCGGGGGTGAAGTAACTGTCTTTTTCCATGGGGGTCGGTCTCCAAGGCTGTTTGTACAGAGCAAGCTAGCTCACTCCAATTCCAAACGCAAGGTTGAGTGACGCGATTTACTTAGGCTGACTGACGCGTTTCGACAAGTTGGCGTGCCTCCTTCCAAAGGTCACCGTCTTCCCACTCGGCGAACGTGCTGCCGCGACACGTATCCACGATCACCTTTGCGGCAAAGTCTGCGGCGCTCTGGGCTGGAATAGCCATAAGCTGATCATGCACTTCGAATAGTTCCTCATAGTATGGCTCCAAATCCTCATTGGTGGCAGTCTGAGCGAGGCTACCGATCCTTTTTTCAATAGCGTTGTGCTGGCGAAATAGGGCTTGGATTGGGGACTCCTCGGCATCCCAAGTGCTTGCGCAAGTACTTCCCGCGATGCTGCAGGCGCCAATAGCCCCTAGGGCGGAGCGTCGAGAAACATCAGGCAAAGCGGTACCGGCCGCGCGAACGCGTTCATTCTGCATTGTGCTATTCTCCTAGCATGATATGATCCCTAAGGATCAGATATACACAATGATCCCTAGGGATCAAGAGGCAATATGACAGGAAACCAAATTCAAGCTGCAAGAGCTTTGCGCGGATGGTCGCAATCTCAGCTGGCCGAAGCAGCCGGTGTCTCAGTGCCGACCGTTAAACGTGCCGAAGGCTCTGGAAAGATTTCAGCGTCAGGGACTGCGCTAAAGGCAATTCAGAGCGCACTCGAAACTGCTGGCATTGAGTTCATACCAGAGAATGGCGGCGGCGCTGGCGTGAGACTTAGGGAGAGAGACAGAAATGAGCGACCGTGAAGAACAAATGGCTGAAGCCTATGCTGCGATAGGGCGCTACA